TCTATGGCACATTTTCAAGATGCAAGTAATGCTCTTACAGGTTACGATGCTTATGAGCAAGCTATGGACCAAGCAGGTGAAGATATGAGGCTAAGAGGAATTACAAGTGAAACATATTCAGCAAGACCTTTGCCTGCATCAAATCAATCTCGTGATTTTATTACTGGCTCTGGAGGCGGAAGTGCTATGGAGCAAGTTGATTATAACGCTGCTTATGGGGAAGGCACAAGACTTGATAACAATCTCGCAATGAGATCTATATCTACTCCTTCTGTAGGATTGCCAGAACTAACTGAAGTAAATGAAGTTACAGACACTTATAAAAATATGGTAACATCATCAGCAGACGAGCTTATAAATCAATATAGACCAGGAATGATAAGCGATAGAGCTATAGAAGAAATGACTAGAAATAATATTGGAGCAGGAGCTTTTTCAGAAAGAGGTGCTGAATTAGCATGGGAATCATCTAAGCCAGTCACAGCGCCAACTTTAGATTCTTTAAATAGAAATTCAATGCTTACTGCAAGTGAAGTTGCAGTTCCTGAACAATTAGGACAAACTTTAGGAAGTAAAATAGGTGAAAAAGCTAAAAGTTTTATGAACTCAGAGTTTGCGTCAAAAGCATTGGCTTTTTCTCCTTTATTAGGTATGGTTTCAAATTATCAAGCACAAAGAGATGCTGTTAATAGTTTAGAAGGAGCTAAAAGTGATGCAATGAGTGCTATGGAAGGATTAGCAGAATCTAAAGAAGCAGATCTTGATGCAACAAGAGAACAATATTCGGAAGATGTACGAAGAGTTGGGGCAATTGAAAATGAAGTAATGGGAGAAAGAATTAAAAAGATAGCCTCAGCTAAAACTGGTGGGCTTGTTTCTGGAACACAAACAGAAATGACTGAAGATACTATAAACCAGTCTAGAACAAAAACAGATATAACTATAGCAAAGCTTCAAGATCAAAGAGCTGCAACAGAAGCTAGATTGCTATCTGCTAATAAACAAGAAAGACAAAAATTAAATCAAACAATTTCACAATTAGATGCTAAAATAAAGGAAGCAAGAAGACAACAGGTTGTTGGTCCAATAAAAGCTGCAGTAGATGTTGGTAGTAATTTACTTATGGCATCAAATCCAGCATTAGCAATAGGCATGCAAGTCGGTAAATCGTTGATTTCTTAGGAGACAGATATGAGTACTATAAATGACATAATGAGAATGCTTTACTTTCAAGATCGTGTAAGGGCACGAGAAGAATCAAAAGAAGTAAGGGAAACAAATCAAGCATTAACACAGTTTTCAAAAGTTGCAAGTGCTAGTGCTACAACAGCAAGTAATTTATCTGATAGTGCTGTTAAAACTTCAGATAGAAATTTTATAGGAAATGCTTTAGCAGAAATTGATAGCATGAAAACGGGAGTAGAATATGTTGATCAACTTTTAAATTCTCATGCAGAAAAAATTAACTTACATAAAGCTGTTTTAGACACTACTGATGAAATAGAAAATAATGTAGATAATATGATAAATACTATATCTACATCCAGTGAGCCAACAGATGGCTTTATGAAAATATTGAGGGATCACAGAAAGACATTAACAGATAATGCAAAAATGATATCCAATCCTAAACTAGTGAGTATCAATGATAAGATAAAAAGAGGAGAAGAAGAAGCTACATTCCTATCTAGAATGGGAGTATACGATACAGACATGTCAACTCCTGAAATAGATTGGGATCCTAGCAGGAAAAACTTACCATCATACAAAGACTATTTTAGTGAGATAATAAATCCTGAAGCTGCTGTTGCAAGAGAAACTGGCGATTATTCAGAAGTTAATAAATTGTTAAGATTAGCACCTAAAGAAATTAGACAAGCTAGACTTAGTGGGTCATCTTCTGCAGCTAAAAAAGCTTGGGATGATATAAATGAAAATTGGGAAAAAACATCTGAAAATACTATAAGACAAGCTTATGGTGTTGCTTCTCAAGCTTTAGCAACTTCTAATGATGCTCTAAATGCCATATTAACTGGCTCTCCTGACATGAAATCTATATTAGCAAAAACAAGTACTAATTTAGCAGATTTTGGCGGTCAAAGCTGGGACGCTATAAGAACATTAGACACTAAAAAAGCTGCAACTTCTATAGAATCTGATATGAGCTTGTTAATGAATATAGTTAGAAATAAAAGTAAAGCTATTCCTTCATTTAATGATGCATTTTTGGTAAAAGATGGTGGAAGAATGAAAGAAATTATTCCTGGTATTAATTCTATGAATTATGATCCATTCAATCCTGAACATAGAAAATTGGTAGATGATTTTATAGAAGAGCATATTTACAATGAAGAAACTGGGTTTAAGACGTCTAAACCATTCTTTAGAGAAACAGGCAGTGGAGGTAATAAAGCTTTTAGAACTGCAATGATGGGTTATTTAAATGCTAGAAAAGCAATTCATGATGCTGTAGATTTTGTAAACGCAGACTTTTCTAATATATCAAATCCAAAAGAAAGAGCATTAAGACAAAAACAATACGAAGCACAAAGCATTCAATCTCCAGGATGGTTTTATCCAGAGTATGAAGCAGCTGAAGATATAAACCCAATGGGTAAATAATGAGTGATTACATAACAGATTTACAAAAACTTCTTAAAGAACAACAAAATACTGTAGAACCAGATGCTACAGATATTAGTTTGATGGGTGAAGACCTATATCAAAAATCTAGAGATTTAGACAGATTAGAGTTTGACCCTTCTTCTACATTTGATGATAGTAATGAAAATATTTATAAAGGAATATTTGAACCTATAGAAAAAGCATATCAGCAAGTAATGAGCAAACCTCTTAGCTTATCTAGTGGTGAAGTATATTCTAAGATCTGGAAAAAAGATGATAATTTAAAAATAGAAGAAGAACTAAATAAATATTCTAAGGCTGTTTCTCAGGTTATGAGTCAAGATGTAGCTTTCCGAACAAATGTCTATGGTGAACGACGTGATGCTTTAACTAGAGATTTTGCTAAAAATTTATATGGATTAGAAAACTATATTAAAGATCATCCTGCTATGCCTCCTGAAGGATCTGAAGAAAGAAAACAATTAGATTCTGTTATAAAAGAAACTTTAAAAAATAGTTGGTCAAATATATCTAATATGATTTCTGCTGAAGCTGAGCTTGAAGGTATTAAACATTCTCAAGACTTGTCTTTTGCTAGAGAAAGAATGTTACCATCTGCACAAAAAGTATTAGGTGAAACAATAAAATCAAAAGCAGAGCCATTAGGTTCTTTGCTTAATTTTTTATCATCTGGCTCATCTATAGACAGGCATGGAAATATAAGGTCAACCGGTCCTGAAGATTGGTCAGAAAAGCTTTTAGAATTTGGTGGAGAATGGGCAAAGAAAGGAACTGAAAAGCTAGAAGATCCAAGCATACAGCCTAGAGGTAAATATGCTATGGCAATGGACGACCTTGATTTGCTAGATGGTGCTTTAAATCCTAAGTACGCAATAGCTACAGCTTCTGAATCAGCAATTACTAATATGATGATTACTGGTACTGGATTAGTTGCTAGTGCTTTAAGCCCAGGTAAAAAATTAAAGATTGCAGCTGGTGTAATCGGATCTGCTCTTCCAGGTTATGCATTAGAAAGTTCATCGGCAGAAACCGAAACAATAGAAGAATTAAAAAATATTAGAAGACAAGCTAAGGTTGATAAAAAGAATTTAGATAAAAATGAGTTTGCTAGTTTATATACATATTATCTTGGTAAAAACTATTCTATAACAGCTGACGAATTAACAGATGAAAATATTGCATCTATTGCTAAAAAAGTTGGTGGTGTTTATGGTATACTTTCTGCAGGAGTAGAAGGATTAAGTACAGGTATTGAAGTAGCAGCAGCTACAAAATTCTTTAAAGACGCTACATCTATTGGATTGTTTGCACAAAGTGCGGCTAAGGGCAAATTAGCTAAAACAATTATGACAGGTAAAGATATTTTTAAGTGGGGTACAAAAGGTTTTGGTGTTGAGGCTATTGAAGAAGCTACTCAAGAATCTTTAAACCAATATATAGTTCGCCGAAATGTACCTTTTTACGATTACGATGCTTCTCGTATTTGGAAAGCTGCTTATGCTGGTGGTGTTTTTGGCACAGGTATGTCTACCGCTATGACAGGAGTAGGGTATGTTAAAGGGAAAAGAGCACAGACAAAAAGAGATCGGTATGGTAGAGAAGAAATAGAAGAGGCAAGAAAAAATAGAGAAGAAGGTGGAGATTTAATACCAGAAGACAAGCAAATTAAAGCAGGATTACTTCTTGCATTAAGTCCATCTGATTTCGTTGACAAAATTGCTGCATCTGATCCAGACAAATTTGACGAAAGACAACCTGTTATTCAAATAAGAACTGGAGAATTAGCCGCTACAATTAATGAATGGAAAAATCCTAATGATTTAGTAAAGATTTTAAAAGATGATAAGATAAAAGAACTTTATAATATTACAGAAGAAAAGTTGATGACTAGAGTAGGCTTTTTTAACGATGAACAAGTAGCTGAAATATTGGGAGTAAAGGTTGATGAGTTAAAATATGAACATAGTCAAATAAAAAGAGGTAAACCAGCAAGTAAAAAGAGATCTAAATATAAACCAAGAAATAAAAAGAATTATTCTGCAAAACGTAAAAAGGGTAATAAAAGATTAGATGATTTAGAAAGATCTGAAGCCTTTGAAAATTATGAATACGAACAGCTTCTTCAGGATAGATTTGACATTTTAAATGACCGAAAAGATTTACAGGAAGCTATGGAAGCTCAAGTACTTCCAGCAGAAGAAGTTAAGCCCAGGTTAAAAAAACTTGACGATTTACTTGCTACTGTTGAAAAGAAAATTAAAGGAAGATCAGCTCAAGCTCCTAGGAAAAAGACTAAAGATCCTTTGGCAAATGAAAAACAAAAATTAATTACTAGAGCTAATAAAATTGGTGATGAGTCATTTACTACTGAAGACTGGAAGAAGTTAGATGAAATTAAAGGTACTAAAACTAAGGCAGATTTAAAACAGTTTGATGATATTATAACTGCAGCGGAAAACAAAAGAGAAAAAGAAGACAGTGATCCGTCTGCAAAAATGAATAAAGATTTAAAAAATATTAAAAATAATTTAGATAAAATAGATAAAGGGCAAGATAGAGTTGACGAAAGTATAGAAGAAGATAGTGAAATTTCTACATCAAGCATTAATATAGTAAGAGAAGATTTAGTAAATGTAGAAGAAAAAATAGAAAGTTATGATGGAGATAAAAGAACTAAAGAATATAAAGCTTTAATTAGTGAACAAAAAGATTTAGAAGCAAAACTTAGTGAGATAGAATCTAATCTTTATGAGCCTTTAGGTAGCGAAACATTAGACAATGTAGCAGAAAATATACACGATACTATTAAAACTGGAAACGGCGGATTACCTTTTGGTAAAGTAATGTACAATAGAAGCCAATTAGAGCAAATGAGTGATTCTAAATTACAAGCAATAGCTGAAGATGAAAAAATAGATTCTAAAGATAGAAATGAAATTATTGCACAATATCTAGACAATCTGGGAGATCCAGGTACTGATGAAATGACTCAGTTTAATATGGGTATTCCTTTAAAAATGCCTAAGATTCTTATTAATAGAAAGAATAAAGCTCAATTTAATGCTGAAATGAATGAAGCTTGGAGACAGATGAAAGAAAGACACGGGCTTGATGAATATGCTTTTGAAGCTTGGGCTACTGAAGTTGCTAAAAGGCTACCAGGAAATACAAGAGATGCGTTTTTACAGTGGGCTGAGTCAGCAAATACTTTAGGACCAGTAAGTTCAGTTGTTGATAAAGCAATTACTGGATTATTTGGTAGAAGTGATATGTTTACACCACAAGAACAAAATGTTTTTGGTGATGATATAGACGCTATATCTGAACAGATTAAAGAAACTGCTCCAGCAAAAAACGATGAAGATTCTGATTTAAGTGCTGACAGTGAAAACGTTATTAATACAAGAGTCTTTAGTGCGTTTCAAAGCAATGTTAATACAGAAATATTTGAGTATGTAGTTTCGGCAATTAACAATAATGAATATGATAATTTTGATGCATTTCTTAATGAAATAAGTAATCCAGCTTATGGAATGATAAATTCAGCAGGTGAAACTCCAGTTGAGGCTGCAAATAAAAGTGAAACTACTAGATTAGAATTAAAACAGTTTTACATATCTAAACTTCCTGAAAATTTTGTAGAAACCAATAGAGGAAACAAAGAAGGAGTTAGAAAAAATATACAATTAACATTTATTCCTAGAACAGAAAAATGGAGCAGTAAAGGTGTAACTTATAAAGATACAAAATCTGGATTTATAAAAACTGGTTGGGGAAGAGCTATTATAGCAGAAAATTTAATAGAAGGTATTAATGATGATATAGTATGGTTAGACAAAGCAGATATAAAAATACCAGTAGGTAAAAATCAATTTGCTACAAGAGTTTCATTGTCTGCTGTAGAATTAGCAGGATTAACAACAGGAGAATTTAGAGAAGCTGGTCTTATACCTTTAATGATGAGAAATGATAGTGGTAGAATGGTACTTGCTATTGTTAAAGATGAACACGACAAACAAGCTTTACAATATAAAGAATATTGGGATCAAGAAGTTGCAAATGGCTTTGTAACTCAAGAATTGGCTGATATATATAGTGGTAAAAACATGAAAGAATCAGACATGAGGCGAATACGTAATAGTTCTCATGAATATAGAGCTGGACAAATTGCTAGACATGAAGTATTGAAAAAAATATATGGAACTACTTATTCAGAATTAAGTCAGCAAGATATAATGTTAAGAAACTCCGTAATATTTTCTACTGCTTTAACTAATCAAAACGGAGATCCTAGTTCTATATACGTATTTGATTACAAAAAAGATAATATGGGAGATGTTAAATTCGTGACAGAATTTAATGATGGTAGAAAAGAATCTATTAATGCTATACAAATAATAGATGGCGAACCTCAGTATATAGCAGATGGTCAAACATTTACATCTGAAAGAGTGTTTAATACTAAGTATTACAATGAAATGGGTGCATTGCCAACTGCAAAAAGAGCTAAAACAGTTAAATTTGGTTACGATGAAACAGGTGTATTATTAGAGAAGCATCAGGAAATGACCTTTTCTTTACCTGAAGGATCCGATAAAGCGCAATTAATTGACAATGGATTAGTTATTGCTGAGTTTAGAAGAGAAGATGATGGGGTTAATATATATGTTAGAGAAGAAGGAAGTCAGAATTTTAAATATGTTGATCATTTAGGATCTAGAGATGAAGTAAAAGTTATGACAGGTAAATGGAATCAAATGAATAAGATTATGTCATTACCTTCTGGCTCAACAGGTCACATAAATTTAACATCTAGAGATAAAAATAAAGCAAACTTTCCATTCCAGGTATTAAACTATATACAAGATGACAGACTTCTTGATGCTGTATCTGCAATGTACAATAAAGAATCAAAAGATCCAATTAGCCCTGATCAAATACTATCTAATATGGTAGAAGCTTTAAGTGATGGTGATAAAATGAATGCATTTATTAAACAAGCTAGAGCAAGTTATTCTGGAACAATTCCACGTATGATAGAAAACTTTGCTGAAGTAGGATCAGGTATTCATCCATCTACGTTAGACTTAGCTATGGCAATGCTTAAAAATAAAATGTTATCAAAATCCCAAGACTTTTTACAAAGAGGTGGTGTTTTAGATTTTAGAGCTAGTGTTACAGAAAACTTAGCTGATGATGAAATGATTATGTCAAGCGATCACGCAATGAGAAGACACATAGCATATCAATTAGCGCAAAAGCTCGATAAAACTTTTAAAGAAATAAACTCTTTAAATACCAGGGAGTTAAATAATTTATTAAAGAATAATCCAGTTGAAGTTATGATGGTTAGGTTCCCTGTTCCTTCGCAAAGTGGTTTTAGAGTAATGAAAATTACTAAACTAGAAAAAGGATTAGGTGATTCTTTTAAGGTTAATCCAAAAGTTGTTAAAGAAGTATTTGAAGGAGATCATGATCACGATACTGGGCATATAACTATATTGGAATCTGAAATAACTGAGCTATTAAAAGAAAATCAAGTTCCATCAACTGGTATTAATATGGTTAAATTTGAAAAGAATGACGATACTGGAACTATTGCTGACGTTCATGGATCTTTTAAAACAATGTCTGCATTAACACAGGGTAAAAAAGCAATAGGTGAAGTTGCTTCTCTCCAGAGAAATTATGGAGTTATACAGCATTATATGAATGATATTACAATAGGCGGCGATAAGATTATATTAAATAACTTAAATTCACCTGTTATAGATCCAGATATGATATTGGCAGATACAGGTAAGCCAGAAGAACAGTCACTTGGAATGTTGTTAAGAACATATGCTCAGGCAGCTTTTGATAATCCAAAATTACGTCTTTTAGATAAATGGAAATATAGCAGTAAAAAATTAATTGGACTTATGTTTAAAAGAGTTGATGGAAAACCATTAACTGAAGCTCACATAAATACGTTAGATTTATTTATGAAACAACATAATAAAGCAGCACATATAAGAAATGGCAAGATAGGATCTAAAAGTTTAAAATTAGAAGAAGTACTAGGATTAAGTTTAGATTATGAAAATATAGTAGAAAATAGAAAGCATCAAATTATATATAATGTACAAGAAGCTATTGAAAATGCAAAAGATGATGAAGTATATGCGGTATTCAATTCTATAAGTGTTAATAGAAAAGTACATCCAATGGAAGTTAGGGCTATGGCTCCTTATAAAAAGATAAAAGATAAAAACTTAATTATTAGTAATTTAACTGATATTGGAAATGTTACTAGCACAATATCTCATGTATGGGCAACTGCTAGAATACTTGATAATAATTATAGGGTACAAATGACTGCTAAGTCAATTGGAATGACACTTGAACAATTTAAAGATCTAAGTAGAGAAGAATTTGCGATAGTTCAAGATGATGTTTCAAGTGGTGTAGACTGGGGCAGAGCAGCTCATTCAAAGCTACTTGATTTGTATGCGAAAACATATAGCAATTTAGTAGATGATGGTCAAGCGCAATCTATAGATCCTAATTCATGGGATCATAATGTAGATTTTAACACCTTTTATCATAACTTACATAATGATGGTATAGGTGGATTAAGTGCTTATAAAGATCTTTCTAGAACGCAACAAGTAGCGGCAACATTTTCTTTTCTTGATAAATTTATAACATCTGATGGAGTAACTGCTGATTATGTTGGTAAATTGTTACCTGTAAGTAAAGAGGGTATTACTCTTTTAGATCCAGAAGTAATGGGTGAATATTTTAAGCTTTATAATAAAGCTGCAAAAAAACATGTATTAGGTGGTGAATTGCCTGGTATAGAAAACATTAGAGCTACAAAAGTAAGCAAAACATATGTTGAAGAATTAAGGAGGTTTTACGGTTGTGAGTAAAGTATGTACAGATTTAAGACAATCTTTACCAGTTCAAAAAAATATTGAATTTGTAGAGAACAGATTATCAGAAGACGCTTATGCTGATAATTTTGGAGAAAATAGAAAAACTCCTTGGTATCAAAATTTAACAGCATGGATGGGAAGAAACATTTTTGGCAAAACTGATCTTTTAACAGTTGATGATCAAAGAAAGTATTTATACAGTCAAATGGATAAAAATCAAGCTGAACATAAAATGCTTGTTACAAATATGCAAGCTATGCTACAAGCAAATCCTAATGTAGTTCCTCATTTCTGGAAATGGGTCCAATCAGAATTAAACTTAGTAGACGCAAAACAAATGCGTGAAAGGTTTCCTGAGTTTGAAGTTAAAATGATAACTAATCCTGATGGAAAAGAAGTTCCACATTTAGATACTGTTCCTACTGGATTTTTAAAAGTTATACATGCTGAATTACACGAATGGATTAATGGTGGTAAGATATTTCCTAAAACTACAGGAATACTGCACAATGTACAAGTAGAACTTATGACTCCAAGCACTGTTCAAAGAAGAGATCCTAGTGGTTTAATAGCAGAGATGAACTCAGGACTAGAAATATGGAATAGTACTGCACAAGCTAGAGCAGCTGACTTTTATAATGAATCTACAGATGGAAAAAGAGCTGGTATAAATCAAATAAATAATAAAATAAAAGAATTTGCTGATAGTTTTGGAAACGTGCCATTAGATGTTGCTTTTGATATGTTTATAAGATTTAAAAGAGGTGAAGCATTTATTAATCCAAATGATAATGATAAATTATATATTAGTGAAAAATATATAAGACCACGTCGTGGTGAAAAGCATAAATGGTTGCGAGATAAAGATAGTATAAAACCTTATACATGGCTTGATGAATCTAATAATGAGTTTGAAGTAACTGTTTCTAATAAACCCCCTAAAGGTTTTAAGCAAAGCCAGCAAGAAATGCTTATTGAAGCAAATAAAATGCTTATTCAATGGTATGATTCTGTTTTCCAAACAATACAAACATATACAGAAGCCCATAATAAAAGAAGAGCAAAGATTGATAAAATAGCTCGTGATAATGATACAGTAGATTTAATTGATGAAGTATCTAATTTTGCAATTTTTTCTGAAAATCTTGATGTACAAGGATTGACTAAAGTAGATAAACAAGAAAAGTATTACATGACAAGAATGTATTACCAAGATCAAATACCACGATTAATGGAAGAAGCTCTAGAAGGTCCACATGGCATGAAAGCCAAAAGAGATATGCTTACTTCTAAATTGCGTGAATGGGATCCGTCAGTTAAACATTCAAAAACTGAAATTAATAAACAGCTAGAATATGAAAGAAGATTGGATGAATTAAATGCTGACATATATATACTTGAAGAAAAACTTAATAAAATGAATGAAGGTTTGTATGACCCGCAAAATAGAGAGTATATACAAGCACAAAATGTTTTACAAAACTTTAAACGTGTAACGGAATTAATACATCCTAAACATGCAAGAACAGATTCAAATGTTTTAAGAGACTATATAGATGGTTTATTTAGAACAATACAAAGAAATCAAGTTACTTTAGATTTTATGGAAGCTTTAGCATCTAAAGGTAAAGAAGCAAAACCAGGCGTAGTTGATTATGCTATAAATCATTATAAATCATCATTCTATTTTCCTGATGCAGAAACTAGTTATTTAGGAATGAAAACAGATGCTCAAACTTGGGCTAGAAGATTAAATAATATAGGAATGACTAACGTAACCCCTCAATCTCTTTCAAATGGAATGAGATCTGTGTCTTCATACTTTATATTTAACGCATTAAATGGTCCGCTGCAAGGAATGACTAATTATTCTAATTATGTATTAAAAGTTCATGAAATGGGTATAGACAGAATGACTCGTGTTTTAGATGAGTTTGATAGAAATCCTGAATACTGGAACAAATTAGCTGGTAAAGCTGGTGTAACACAATTTACTAGTTTTGTTGAGGGTTATGTGCAAAGAGGATTGCGTGATGATGAGATAGCTGCGATGCAAGGTGAGATGACTCTTTTAAAAGATGAAATTAGCAGGCTTGATGCAACAAATAATCCTAAAAGATTGATCAGGTTAAAAAAGAAACTTGATGCAATGAAAGGATCTAAGTGGAATGACAGAGCAAGTGCTGCTGCGCAATGGGCTATAACTAGGAATATTACTTATAGAAAGAATGAAGTTGCTTTAAAAAAATTAATTAAATCTACTTTAGGTCAAATGTACGGAAAAGCTTTTCCAAGCATAGCTGATACAGAAGAAAATTTAAGAACATTAAGTTTTATGATCGGAGTAACTAATTATATTGAAGCTAATCCAGGTACAAGAGCTGAAGATACACAAGCAATACAAGCTGGCATTGATTATACACAAAGAACTGATTTTGGATTATCACATCAACATGTTGGTTTAGCATTTAGAGGTCCATTAGGTGGATTTTTAACTAGAATGCGAATATGGCATGTTCAAAGATTTGGTCATGATATACAAGTTTACAAGCAAGCATTTAGACAAACAAGACCAGAAATGTTGATAAGAAATGAAGATGGTACATATGAAATGGATGAGCGATGGTTAAGTAGAGCTGTAAATACTTCAACAGGTATGTATAAATTGTTTAAAGGAATTATGACGCCTCCTGGTTCTATGGCTACAAAACAAAGACTTGATAAACAATATATGGCACGTGCTCGTAGTCATTTTTGGTTACACGCAGTTGCAACAGGAATAATGGATTTTGGTTTATTTGCTTTAGCTCCTCCAGGTACAGGAACATTTATGAGCTATGTAGCTAAAGGATCTAGAATTGCATATTATAGAAGTCCTATGGGTAGAGGTTTGAATGGTTTTGGTAGCTCTGCTATGAGCTTAACATTTGGAGCAATGCATTTATTAGGAATTATGGCTACAGGTGGGTTTGAAGATAAAGAATATACTCCAGAACAATTTTTCCAAAAATATGCATATCATATACCATATTTTGGTTTAGGTGCTTCTGTTATGTTGGATTTAACTTTGGGAGCTGTTCATAATCATAGATTAGATGAAGCTATGGGTAAGCATAGCTACTTAACAAATCATAAAGAAAAATTAAAAGTAGCTACTCCAGGAGGTAGGATTCCGTGGGATATGTATAAATTTATGGAAGAATTAGGTATTACAGAAAAAAATAAAGATGTACTTGAAACTAATTGGAGAAGATAATTAGATTTATATAGTAAATAGATCTTTCGTTAATTGAAATTGGGCAGTCAATTAACTTTCAGGGTGACTAAAAAGCCAGAGTATGGACGGTTCTCTGGCTTTTTTATTTATCTCTAACTTTTTTATCGTATTTATCCCAGCCACCTAGTATTGAAAATTCTAACATTTCTAACCAATCATCATATTTCATTACAATTAATGGATCTTCTCTATCTGCTTTAATTACCTGCGCATCAACATTTTCATTAGGTATCATCCATTGACCCATAGCTCCTCTACATTTAGCTTGAAGTTTAATATCGTCACCAATTAATATATCAACTTCTTCGTGTTGACCCATAGCAGCTCCATTGGATCCCCATGCTCTTTTAACTTTTATAGTGTTATTGCCTTTGTTATCGCTAAAAAAATGTTTAGTCATATCAACAATTAGCCGTTCAAAGCGATTTCCTTTAGCTTTACTTTTGCTTGGCATTTTTATCCACTCTTTCTACAGTAAATTCTTTTTTCAAAGAATTTGGTTTGTCGTTTGTGTGCATACATATAGCGTCAACAAAACCTTTAATATATGCATTAGCTTCAATTGTTGTATCAAAAGATTCCATTGGAGCATCACCTTGTTTATTTTTTAACATGTCTTTCCAATAAACCATATATTTCATTTTATTTTCCTTTTAAGTAACGCAGGGAGAATAATTAGTTAAATTAAGCGAAAAGGATATTAAAAACGCTTCTAAGTATTCTCCCTACAATTTATTTTTTTAAATTATGAAAGTCTATTTGCTTTACTCTTTCTAGCATATCTGAAATTTCTTCGTCATCTTCTACATTCATTACAATAGGCTCATTATCTATATTTTCATGAAATTTAACTCTATCACCATCAAAACCAAAAACTAACTTACGATTTTCGCCGTATCGAACTTTAGCAGCAACAATTTGTGTTTTATCTCTACCTAGTTCACTTTCTTCGTAATTAACTTTATAATCATAATATACAAATAAAACATTTTCTGCAACCTGTTCTATAGAACCTGATTCTGCAAGATCTGACATTTTAGGTATCGGATCAATACGTTTTTCTATGTCACGATTAAGTTGACTAATTAAAACAGGTACTATTTTATAAGTTTTAGCAAGCCATTTATATTCATTCATAACTGTTTCTAATTCAAAACGACGCTGGTCATAACCATCCATTTTAATTAATTGTATATAGTCATCAATAACTACATCAGGATTATATCTCATAATTTGTGCAGTTGATTGTGATAAATCTCTAGCAGTGTCACACATAAATAATCTGTTTGTATATTTTTTAACAATACTTTCATTAACAGATTCTAGTTCTTTATATGCTTGTTCTGTTAAATTATTCATACGTATATCAGAATAACTTAATCTACCACTTTCTAAAACTATAAGCTTTTTCATCATTTCTATATTAGTCATTTCACGATTAATACATAAAACTTTTAAACCTTGATCTATAAAATTTTTAACTAAATTAATTGCAAATGTAGTCTTGCCGTGCGATGGTCGACCTGCTATAACAGTTATTTCGCCTTTTGTCATACCACCAGCAAGATTATCTAATCTATCAAAACCAAATTTTACATAATTACCACTAGTTTCAATTGATTGTAAAGTGTCAAATACTATTTGATTAAGATCTGGTTCTTTATTAGGTGTTAAAGATGTTAACTCATCTGTGCTTTTTTTAATAGAATTAAGCATATCATTAAAATCTTCATTAGCATCAGCAGCCGATTGCTGTATTTTATATGTAGTGTTTATTAATTCTCTCTGTAAAAATTTTTCTAAAACAATTTTAGCATAATTTACAGCATTAGACGGCGTTGCAACATTTTGAGGTAATCCTGTTAAATAATAAGCTGTTACTTCCTTTTTTTCTACAGCACTTAATTTACTTAGTATAGTAATAGCATCTATTGTTTGATGATCGTCTCCTAAATTTGTTATTATTTTCCAAATAATTTGACTTTTATTATGATAAAATATATCTGGTTTAGGAATATATTCTTTTAATTCTGTAAGAAGATCATTTTTTATCATTACAGCGCCAAGAACAGATTCTTCTGCTTCAAGGCTACTTGGTGGTATTAAATCGTGTTTTTTATTTACAAGTTCTTTTACTCTTGACATGATACGCAACTTTCAGGAGCTTGGTACGAATTATTTAATTTATCGTCTCCATCAAGTGCATTACCAATTTCATTAATGGCTATTTCTAAACTTTTTGTATCAGGATAATTATCTATTTTTTTATTATTAAATGATTTTAGGGCATTTATTAAAATCTTACATTCACTACTATCTATACTTAAAAACATTTTTCCATTTGATTTGTTAATAAATTGCTGTGGGTTTGTGTAAACTTTCATTATTATCTCCGTTTCTATTAGGGACACAGAGCCAGAAACACTTTTTTATTTTATGCCAGCCTCTAAGCCAACCGAGGCAATTATCCGGCTCTATGTCTTTATTATTTTCCTGCTTGAACGAATTGTGATTCAATCCGTTTTGGGGGTAGGGCTATTTTAATATTACAAGTAATTTCTTGCAACCTTAAAAGCACGTTGTTTTACATCTTTACCCCAGCCAAAACCGATAGATGACATAGGATCTGTGTAGTTTTTATCATGATCTATATATTCTGTCACAGAATTATATGCATCCCACATTGTTCTACCTTTGTTACCACGACCTTGATAATAATTATGCATTAATTTATCATAATGTGGTTTTGCAAAGTTAGGAATTTTTCTACCTGTAACAGGATGAAAAGCTTCGTCATTGCGTTTCTTTAAAGTAGGAAATACTTCTTCAAAATATTTATCCAGGACTTCTCTTGCTATTTCACATTCAGCCATACGATTCATTATATGTGATGCTTTTATAATACTACCTTCACATACACGCAACGCCTCTGTCAAGCTGTCTAATCGGTCTTTTACGCCCGTAGTATGTCTAAGGCTAATACCTTTATCGGTTTCAATATTTAAAGCGTATTCTAGCGTATTATTACAAACAACTCTAATCATTGTTGGTTTCATTGTAACGCCAGTAGATCCATTATGACTATTAAATAATAATATATAATCATCAACTTGATCATCGCCAATTAATCTACCTTCAGGTGCTTTAGCAAGTATCCATACTTGTTGACCATTTTTAACAGCGCCTGCTGTTTCATATGTATAACCACTATCTAATAAAACTTCATCAAACGGTTTAAATGCGTCTACATTTTGAAGAACTTCATATTTTTTAGATACATGACCAAGTATAACTACTTCTTTATTTCCATCTTCATCTTTATTAAATCTATAAGTACAACAATATCCAGTATCATGCATTATTTCGCTCTTAAAAAGAGTTTTATTGTTCATTAGTTTTATATATGTTTCGCTCTTATGAACTTTCCAATTTAAATTTGATAATTGTAATGCTTCTTCGGTTGATGGAGGTACATCTAATTGTGTACCTAATCCATGCCAAGGTGTTTGACCAACATAAAACATTTTATTATCGAGTAATTCGTGTGCCATTTTTTTTTCCTTTATTTTGATGGAGGATCATAACCTCGCATCCTTCTTTCTGCGTTCAGGGTGATTGATTTACGTTCAGAATTATTACGAATAATTGCAGCTAAATAATCTAATGTAAATCCTTTTTTGTACATTTTATCTGACATATATATGTTAATACCATGTATAATATCTTTAACGTCTTTAGTTTTTCCAATAGTATACATGAATTTAGTTCTTTGTTGTTTATTCAATCTTCCATCATAAACATATCTATTACAAATATTGAACAATTTTTTTATTAAGTCTTTAATCCCAGGTTTTAATTCATTATAGTATAGGCGTGCCTCGCGAGACATAACTGCTGGGTCAGTAGTGTAGCCACAACGAGGGCAACGCCATCTACTATATCTAGGCATTTATGAAAGTGCTACTGGTTGATTGTAAGACTTTTCCATTGCGTCAAACTCTTGATTTTGTTGACCACTTGAAAACCCATTGTCTTCTTGGTCTCTCCAAGCAAGAGCAGCCTCTACAGTTTCAGCATACAACGTATTACGTTTAGCAAACTGACCCCAGGTTATGTCATTATTTTCAATATAAGGAGCAACGCCTTCTAAGTGCGTTTCCCCAGTAGAAACATTTAACATTTCTAAATAATAACAATGTGTAAATGGAGCATCTTCATCAATAGTTTGTTCAAACTTAATTAGTTTGTATTTACTATTGTTTAGTTCAGCCTCATCTACTGTTATAGGATTTTGCGAATCAACTATTTCTTTAACACTAAAATGACTTAACATTTTACGTCTAGTGCTAACATTCTTAATTGCAAAAGTATCTCCTGGATTAATATTAGACCAATCTCCACTGTACTCTGCTTTTTCAACTGCGGCAATTGCTTTTTTATCAGCTCTACGACCTGAAGCCATTCTGTTAGTACGCAATCTCATTCCATCTAAATAAGCGTCAAGCATTTGTTTTCTATATTTATAATGCTCGCTATTTTTAATAGTATCTTCACTGGGAGTACCATCATAATTATACCAATTACCTTTAGCAAATGGATATTTTACTTTAGGATCATTAGGAAGATAATAATAAGAAGGACAACGTAATTGTTTCATTTCTTCTTCTAATCCATCCTCTATGTCTTGATCGGTTTTAGACATAATAGTTCCTTCTATACGTATATTATGATATTTAGATACATGATCAATTTGCATAATTTCTAACATGTAATTTCCATAATAACTACTAGTTAGTCCTTCCATGTCAACTTTCTTGCCAAATCCAGTTTTGTCACATACTATTACAGTATTAGTTAATGCGTCTTGTAAGTCTTCAGGCTTACGATACATTATTCGAACTTGATTTTTATACTTGATTATATATCTACCATATGCACGATATGAATAAAACTTTCCATCCATTGAATAGTATTTATTATATCTACCATTTTTATTTTGTTTTATTTTAAAATAACTAAAAGGAGATAGTAGTTCTTGTATTATTGCAAACATTAATCTACCACCCTTCTTGCTTCTAGGCTTAAATAGTCAAATTCCCTAACTTGACTAACGGAATATTCGCCACTAGGTATTTGTATTGGATCGTGTTCTTCATGAGTTATAGTAGCAGGACCATTTTCTATTTTCATAAAGTCAGGTGTGTCACTATCTTTTGATCCCCATCTGTTTCCATCTTTATATAAAGTAATTTTAACATTAGGATTATTATCAAAGTTAAAAGCGTGGGCATGCCCTGTAACTTCACCTTCTGCTATTACTACTCTATTTTCTTGCATCCATCTTTCATTTCTATCTATAAGATCAGTTTTTTGACCTTTTAAGATACCGTGAGTTTCTTCTTTCGTTGTTTCTATTCTAGAGATTTGTTTTATTAAAACATCTCCGTGTTGGTATTTTTTCATTTTATTGTTTCTCCAAGTAAGATCCATACTTATCTAAATAAACATGAACGGTTGTTTTTTTTCCATTTTCGAACTCTAATTGCCATGTAAACTCTTGTCCGTCTAAGAGTTGTGATGCTTCACCAGCAGTTATTGGCAAATCTAGTTCTGGTTTTACGGACTTTATTTCAGGGGTTTCCATAATTAACTTTCTAAAAGGGATGGGTTAATAACGCCAATTTACCTTATTGGTTAAGGTTAAGGAATCGAACCTTGAATTGCAGCGACCCAACGAAATTAACCCTAGGGATTCCCTTTATTTTATGTGAAAGGGGTTAAAATGGGAGGTCTTCGTCTTCATCTTTAGGCTTGTTAGAAACCATAGGTGCATCATCCCATTTATTGATTCTAACTTCTTTAGCAAACAAACTATCTTTCCATGACTCATGGTCAACAGTTATGACAACAGGTGCTTGCATAAATTTAGTTTCATCAATTGTTTCAGGGAACTCAAGGACTTTAACTTTAACTCCCTTTGTATTGGTTATTTCTTTAGTAGCCATAGGATAATTTACAGATTCTAAGAAAATAGCCAATCTTTTGTTTCCACCTGGATTTGACTGAAAGTCTTCATCTTTACCTGGTGATTTCCATAGAAAGAAACCTTTGCTTTTTACATTTCTACCTACAAATTGAGCAGCATTTATTTCTTCACCTTTTTCATTTCTTAGCGTCATTTCTGCAACACTTTTGTCAAGGCTATATGTAGCTTCATAAATATCAGCAACTTGATTGTCCTTATTAGTATATGTCTTTTTAAACTCGAAGCTTGATACTCTTGCTTTATACTCTCCTTTAGGCAAAACAACAAATTCGTCATTTTCTGATGGGTCGTAGTACGTCATTTTTTCTTCAAAACTCATTTTATTTTATTCCTTATTTTTGTGGACCTTTTTCGATCCATTCAAGTAATTCAGGTAGCTCGATTTGTGTTATCTTGCCTTTCCTGATGTTCATTGTGATACGTTCTATTTCTGATTCAGGATGTTTTGCTTCTAGCATTTTTTCCTTTATCAAAACCTTTTGTTCTTCTGTAAGATCTACTAATTGATTACGATATACATCGTCAGCAATATTCATATAAGTATTAAAAGCTTTTTTTTGACAATTAGTAACAGCAGCCTTTAATGAATTACTAACACCTACAAACTTACCAGTCTCTTTACTCTTTTGAAATGGATGTGATGCAACCATATCACCTATTCGTTTAATTCCACAATCAAAAAAGGTAAGTTTACCATGTATTTCATATTCTACATCACCTAGATTTCCGCATTTAACGATTTCAAAAGACCAGCCTGGATAATGTATGTCTGCTAAAGCTTTCATATAAGCTAAAGACACATATTCTTGTCCATCCCATCTTTTTTGTATTTGTGATTCAGGTGTTTTAATTTTACTTACAGTATCATGTTTTTCAGTTACTTTTAATAAATGTTCATCTATTTGAGGTAACATATTCGATACTATACTTAATTCGTTTTCTTCTTGTCGAGGCATATTTACTCCTATTTAGGTGGTTTAAGTAAGTTTATAAATCCTTTGCGGACAGCATTAAAGAATTTATCTTCTGCTCCACGCCAGTTTCCTTGTACATTCTTTTTTTTAACTCTTTTTTTCTTTACTGCTTTTCTTGGCATTACATTTCTTCTTTCTTTTTATAGGGTGAATCACATACTTCAGTAAAAGCACAATATTTACCACATTCCCATGTTTGATATGGTGCTCTACCGCTACTACCTGCAGAAAATGCAGGAGGATTTTCATTACTTTGATAATTATTTACTATGGTCCAGTAATTTTTAGCAGCATCCATATAACCAAGATGTGCTTCTTTCATTTTCATTACACTATTATCTTTATTTATATAAATATTAGCCATGTATTTAATTTCATCACAAAGCTCACCTTCTTCTTGTATCATAAATCCATATGTACCTAGCTGAAACTCATAATTGTTTGATGGATTCGGATCAGGCTTTCTGCCAAATAGATTTTTAAATTTAAATGAATGAGCAGTTTTATAATCAAATAAATAACCCAATCTTTTGTTATCTTGCTCTGTAACCACAATAAGTAAGTCAAAATGACCATTTATATTTAAATTTTTATGTGAAATAGCTTTTTCAGCATAAAATGTTAAGTCTTTTACACCATATCCTTCATCATATGGCACTTGTGCTTCAAGATTCATATCTGAAAACCATTCAATAGCTTTATCAAAGTCTTCTCCCATAACTGTACCAAGACGCATTCTTCTTAAATCACCTGCTTCAGATTGTTTCTTATCGTATTCATTATAATCATACCAATGTTTACGTATACATAAGCCAGCACCTGATGCTGAATATTTTTTATGATTATTTTTATTACGAACTGCAGATTTTTCTTCGTTCTTTACTGTGATATAGCGATTATATATATCAATCGGATTCGGACAATTTGTATCTATCATGATGACCTTTCGAGAACATATAATTTAATTGTTCAGAGTGTTTTTTATGGGCAAAATGTTTCAAAGAATTTAACGCTAAATGATGTTCTTTTAAAACAGATTTAACATCTATTCTTATCCTATCAATCTTTTCAAGTTGTTTATTATCAGCATGTTTCTTTAATAAGCTAACAATATAGTTTAAGTCTTTTATTATTAATATCATCTTTGCAGCAGTCTTAGTTTGCAATAATGACGGATCAAAATTTTTTCTCATAGTCCTAACTCCTCTAATTCTTCACCTATATCATACTGATCTGATGGTGGTAAACTATCCCATCTTTCCATAAAAGCATGATAGGCTATTTTATATTTATTTAAATGTTTTTCTTCTTCTACTAGTAAAGCTGCAGCATAAACTGCTAAGTCTAGTACTTCTTCAATAGATTCTTTTAGATTATCTCTATTTTTTTCACCATTAATAGGTATATCCCCACCATATTTAGATCTACCTAATTCTAGTCTTTCTTTTATTCTACTTATTACTTCTGTTTCTATTTTTTGAAAATCACTCACTTTTCTTCCTTTATCCAATGTTTTAGTGGAACAATTAACTTTAATTCTCCAGCTAAATGTTTAACAAAGCCTTTTTCCTGTGCTTGTTTATAAGTTATACGATATATGTATTTTTCTGTAAAATAAACTATATTTTCTATTTGCTTATTATTGATTTCGTCTAAATTTATGGTCCAAGCGCCGCCAGACATTCGAAGTTTATCTTTTTCTGATTCTTTCTTTACATAATATCCATTATCAATAGTGCCGTGCATTACTCCATCATCCTTCCAAGTGCAATCCACATTAAATCAGGAGTAAGTCTTTTAACATTACCTTTTTTACATCTTTTAGCCATATTATATAATTCTCTATTTATATGTTCATCTATTACTTCGATCATATCTGCTGATAATTGAACTCCTTCTGCTTTAAATTTATTTTTAAGATTCTTTTTTATTAAAGCATTCATATTCTACCTCCACATTTATCACATGGTTCTTCTTCTACCTCTTGTTTAACATTACCTTCTAAATCATAAACATTGTATGCATAAAACTGTACACCATAACCCTTGCATGACGCACAATTACCTTCACTATCATACTCTACTTTAACTTCAGCATATTCTGATTCATCTGGTCTAGCATCTAATTCCATATCATAAATATCTGGCATTATAAACTCTCCGTTTCTTTATTTTGTACAAATATCATTTTAATAGTATTGTTTTGTCCTTGTATAGTCTGAAATTTTATTTTCATACCTGTAGAAACATTATTTGCTTTAAGAAATACTTTAGGCAATATTACTCTGCCACGAGAATCTATCTTGCACTCACCTATATACATCATTATTTATTACTCCTTTTTGGTCTATATTCATTTATTATTTGTTTTTCTAAAATATTACAACTCAATCCTAGTCTTCCTAGTTTTTCTTGATTTCGTTCTATTTTCGTATTATCGTTATTATCAATTGATACTTTCATTTCAATTAAGGTATCTATTAGTTGCGCTATTAACATATGCTCTCCTGTGTTTTATGTGAAATCTTAAATTTTCTAGGGCTAAGCGGTTTTTTTGTTTTATTAACCTATAACTATTAAATAAATCGTTTCTGCCTAGCCCTAAATTTTTGCACCTGACACTGCGCCAACCCCTGCATAACCAATACAAGCTTATTGCTTGCGTTAGATTTCAGAAAGGTTCCTTCTATCTATCAGTGTTTCGGTATTCCCGTCAGAATGTTAGCCTCTTCGGTGCTTGTCGACAATCTTTTAATTACTGAATGCTCTGCAGAGCAGGTGAGTACATATCGAGGAGTTAATGTAGGACTCCGCAGAGACTGACAACAGTTTATTTATTTTACCTTCTTGTATTCTAATATATTATAATAAAGTAATTTTATATTATTATCAAAATATACATCTAATGTCGGACAAAGCCATAATATATCTTGATTTTTTTCTGAAGGTAGGTCAGGTGATGACCAATATGTACCAGTATCTACAATTTCCATTATATGCGCTGGATCTGTTTCATGTAGTTTACGTATGTATGATTTATCTACACTTTCAATTATTTTAGATCCTGGAAAATCTTCTTCTGAAAACTGTAATATATATGTGTTATTTGGATCGTAGTCTTTTACCCAATGATCTAGAAGTCTATCTGCACCTGCTATAAATGCTTCAGCTATAATATCATTTGCTACATCATCAAATACCCACTGTTGACCGTATAATTTATATAAATGCACGGCATAAATGGACATATTTGCTGTTTTATCGTTTATTGATTTATTTGTTGTAGTTATCACGTAACTCTCCTCTTTTTATTGGTTCGTTTGTTTCTGGGTGTTTTATATAAGTATTGTATTCGTTAATTATTTCTTGTTCTTTCCAATACCTATCTATGTTTCTTGTTTGTGTAATTAATGGCAGCATCGTATCGTCAACAGCATATTGTCTACCTGATTCATATTCAGACATATCCCTTTTAAGTGGCTTTACTTTAAGTTCATATTGACGACATAATGATTTATATCTATTATATTGATTGTTTTCTTTGATGAATGTGTAGTTGTCGATCTCATCAAGCATACTAGAAATTATTTGATTAGTATGTGGGCTTAGCTCAATCACGCCTTTTACTTTATCGTTGCAATTATAAAAATCATTAGGAGGGTTTTCGGTTATATTTATCGCCTCAGCTATTGATGGCGCAGCAATAATCTTGCAAACTTCTTCTGCATTTTCGGTTTCATATTTAATTAAGTATAGTTGCATTATTTATCTCCAGGTAATAGTCTCATACCGATAAGGCATATGATGACTGTGATTATTGATATTATAAGTTCGTCTGATATGTACATTATATATTCTTATATGCTTTTTTAAGTATACGGTCAGGGAAAGCTTTTGTAAATCTTTTATCTGCCTCAACTATGTTTTTATCTTTAAGTACTTTATGCGTCTTGCCTTCAGTGTATTGATTTACTGCTTTACGAATATTCTTAGCTTTTCGCAATTTACTATTAGAAGTCTTTTTACGGTGATGTTTACTTACAGGCATTATTGCACCCCCACTTCTGTTGCGAAAGCTGCACTAATTATGCCAAGTTTGTAGCACATATATATGTACATTGTGATAATAGCAAAGGCGATTAGGGTTGAAATAAGTGTACGATTAATTGATGTCATAGTAATCCTCGAATTATGTAGTGTGTGAAGTGATGTGATGCTTAAAAGGCAGGCGATAGTACAATAAGGAGAGATCTTATCTGTATATCTATTAAACCACCTGCCTATTTAAGTCAAACTAAAGAGACTAACTACCCTAGCGCAAGCCAGGGTAGTAGTCGAAAGGGTAGAAGGTCTAGCCTTGCACCCAGATGTGCTCGCCATCAGGGCTAGTGCCTTGATAGAGCATCTTCTTGGGTGGTGCGTAACCTTCGGCATCGGTGAAGGCGTCCACGAACTCGCTGTGGGTCATATCTTGATAGGCAATGTCAAGTGAGATGCCATCAGGGATGGTGTCATCACCGCGTGTGTCTGCACCGAGACGATAAGTGACAGCCTGAGGTAGTTCTTTTACCTCGCCACTTTCGGAGTCGGTGAATGTCAGACCACGCTTGAAGTTGCCTGAGCGATAGCCCCAGCGACCAGTGGAAGACTGACCGAGGGTGAATGTGACTGGTTGTGAAGAGTAATCCATAAGTAATATCCTTTCTATGGTTATGAATCCAATATTCAATGCCAACCTGGAATTGGGATTCACAATCCAGGAGCACCCCCGATAGGAGATAATCTATGTCTCCACTATTTTGTGGTAATTTTTAAACTTTTCTGAAAGTTAACGAAGAAGTGTTGTTTTGGATCTAAAAAAGGGGGGGGTTTTATATATTCGACTGCAAAAAAAATAGCGCATCTCGTAATATTAAAAAGAGAGCGCTTTTGCTCTGCTAGACGGTAAGGGTTTTGACCTATACCAGTCAAGTAAAAAATTAAATAATAATATAAGTTTTAATAAATATAAATATGTTGTATCATAACGCATGAAAAAATATACCTTGACGATTATTTATAATGAAATAGATGGTGAGATCGAATCGTTAGTAGAAAAAACTTTAGAAGACGATAACCCCTTAACTATCAATGCTAGTCCAGATGTTATGGAGGCATTTGCGGAGGCAAACCTAATTGGTACGCTTGCAGAATTTAACGGGGAATACGTAGGAGAAGCGTAGTGCGCCAATATAAGATTGGCAAAATTACACATCCTGTCTTTGAAAACGACGAAGAGATCCCATCAGGTATAAAGATAGTTGAAAATTGGCGAGACGCAGAAGTTGGCGATTGGATGCGAGCTGACGACGGGAACATTATTCAAGCTCTCAGAGTTAACAAAGTATTGAATCGTGGCAAGGAACCTATAAAATATATAGGAACTTGTACTGGCACGTATCTATGCAGAGATAAAGATAAGATGGATACTGAGAAAAGAGAGAATATATATTCTTTTTCAGCTAAAGCGTCTAATAACACAGCCAAACGAATAAAGACTCGTAACTATCTGACAGCTAATGAAGCTGCATTTTCTAAATATATTGCCAATGGTTTTACGCCCGAAGAAGCCTATAAAAGAGCGTATGGTACTGAAAATACTAAATACGCCAAAATGAAATCAGCCGTCCTAATAAAACAGGAGCGTATTGTGAGTGCTGTAAAAGAAGAACTTGATGTTGTTTTAAAAGACATGGGAATAGATCTCAAGTATCTAATAAAAGGTGTAAAGCTAGAAGCGGAAAACGCAGATAAATCCAACGATAGATTAAAAGCATTGTCTATGTTGTGGGATGCTGCCGATGTTATACCAAAACAAAAAGTTACTCAACTAACAGGAGCCGTATTTCAAGGCTTTGACCAAGATATGTTAGAATCAGCTAAACGCCCCGAACTCCCAGGCAAGGTAGCTGATGCACGATCCAAATCATAACGAAACAGTCAATCAGATTCTAAAATTTTTCGACGCTTCGCGTCAGTCTAGTGCTCCTAGCGATGCTACTCGCACAGATAAACCTCAAGGGTATTTTGAAAATGGTGAATTTATAGAACCACAACCATCTTCAGATCCTATGTGGGTAGGTGAAACTCTCACCGATCTTATGCATAGCGCAGGTATTAAAGATCCTAATCCCGAAAAAGCCGCACAACAAAAAGAAGCTCTTACTAAGGTTGTAGACTTTCTTTCTCCTCAAACACTTGGAGGTGCTGCGCTCATGGCTGCTGGACCAGTAGTTAAATTGGCTAGAGGTGCTAGGGGAATGGTAAAAGCAAAACAAGCCTATCCAGATAATCCTAATTATTTAATCTATAAAACTGATGATCTTTTAAGAGAAAGTGATAAATTACCACCTATTAGTCAAAAAACAGGTACAAATCAATTTGAAGGAAAAGATTTTCTTTTTTCAGAAAAAGTAAGCCGTTTTAATAAAATGGATAATAGACCTTTTCCTAAAGGAACAACTATCCACAGATACGATGTTCATGATATAAAACATAAATACAAAAGTAGATCGTCAGGGCAAAAACCAAGTAAAGGATATTTACAATTTACTTTAACAGATATAAATAATTCTAATTTTGCACCTGGAGGTATAAGGGCGGCTGACAATTTTAATGAATCACTACAGATGGGCAAAGAAATAGTAAAAGAAGCTGAAGTTTTTGGAGAAAGAGCTTTAAGAAATCCAAAATTAATAACTAACGTTCATTTCTTTGGAGATCCAGCAAATAAAAATTCTGGTAGGCATGCAGCATTAAGCTTAAAACATGTATTTGATAGATTTGATGACGATTTTATTTTAGCAGAAAATGATCTTACTATGGATTCATTTACAACAATGGTACAAACAGTTTTAAAGCATGCTGAAGAAATGGAGTTTTTTCCAAATAAAAAACCAAATTTGTATTTTGCATCACGAGGGTCTGCTTTAAGTAAGGGTGTGGTAGACAAAGGAGTTACGGGTGCTGACGATCAAATAGTTGGTTTAGAGCAAGTTGCAACTGATAATTTTAAAAATAAAATTAAAAGCTTATTATTTGAAATTCAAAACAATCCTAAAGTTTTTAATCCTCAAGATGCAAATATAAATGTAGTTTCTAAGCCAGTTGGAGGTTTGCCAGGTGGAAACAGGGGAGAACAAATAGCCAGAAATTTAACGGTTCAAGAAGCTGAGGATTTTAGACAATACAGACTAGCTGTAGAAAGTAGCCCTTTTATTTTTAAATCGTTTAAAGAAAGACTTGCTGCAATTTTTGGTTTACAAGTGACAGATATGTCAAAATATTTAAAAGATCTTTCAGAAAAAAAAGATAAAGAATTTATAGATTTAGATAATGAGTGATAACCCAATAACATTAGGCGATTTAGAAGAACCTGTTAATACAGGTTACGATAAAAAAACGGAAGAAGATAAAAATAAGGAGAACGAAAATGATTGAAGCATACGCTGAATATGGAGCTGTGGGTGTTATTGTAATTTTATTTGTAATGATGATAACTAATTTAATTAAAAGTCAAAAATCTCAAAATGAAGACTTAGATCAGATTAGACAAGCTATTGCAAAATCTGAAACAAAAATGAATAATGTTGAAGGAATAGTTTTAAAACTAGTTGATAGATGGAATAGAAGTGATGAGACTAGTCAAAGACATAGAGAGGATATAGTAAGAGAATTAAATGATGTAACAGATGATTTAGCTTATTTAAAAGGTAGAATTAACGGCAAATCAAGATGAACAAAGACGATTACAGAACAGAAACTACAGCAAAGTTAGTAAAGTTAGATGAAAGACAAATCAGTATATTCAAATCTTTACAAAGAATAGAAAAACATTTAGAAAAACTTAACGGACAAACAGGAAAAAATAGTGAAGAGATCATAAAGTTTAAAACTTGGGGATCTGCTGCTATTTTTGTTGTCCCAATAATAATAACAATAATAATGAGGTTAATTTAATGCTTAAAAGATTAATAGGAAGATTAGTTGGTAAAATGGGTATGGTCCAATTGCTAATTATGGTTGGAGACCATGCAGTTAAAGCTAGTAAAACAAAAAAAGATGATGAAGTTTGGGAAGAAGTTAAGGCGCTTTTAGAAACTTTAGCTTGAACATAAACTCACAAAACGTAAGTAAAGCTGAACAAGCTTTGCTTGAAGCATCCAAGGATATGATTTCTTTTGGGAAACTATTTCTTCCCGATGATTATATGAGATCGGAAACTCCTTGGTTTCATTACGAGATAGCTGACTCTATAATGGATAAAGAAACTAAACAGCTTGCAATAATCATGCCTCGTGGACATGGAAAGACCGTATTGACCAAATGCGATATTTTATGGTCTTTTCTGTTCACAAGGGATGAGCCATTGTTTTACGGCTGGGTTTCTGCTACTGCTAAATTAGCAACAGGTAATATGGATTACATTAAACATCATTTAGAATTTAATGATCGTATTAAATATTACTTTGGTGATTTAAAAGGTAGGAAATGGACAGAGGAAGATATAGAATTAAACACAGGGCATAAACTGCTTTGTAAATCAAACATCTCAGGTATTCGTGGTGGAGCAAAGCTTCATAAACGATATGACCTGGTAATATTGGATGACTTTGAAGATGAAAATAATACAATTACTCCAGAAGCTAGAGCAAAGAACAGTAACCTTATCACTGCGGTTGTTTATCCTGCTTTGGAGCCTCATACTGGCAGGTTGCGTATTAACGGTACTCCTGTCCATTATGATTCCTTTATTAATAATCTTTTAGAAAATTATGCAAAAGCAAAAAAGCAAAAAGATGATTTTGCTTGGACTGTAAAAACTTATAAAGCTATAGATAATAATGGTAATGCTTTGTGGGATTCATGGTTTCCTAATAAAAAATTAGAAGAAAAGAAAAGATTTTATCAAGATTCTGGACAGCCACAAAAATTCTATCAAGAATATATGATGGAAGTTCAAAGTGC